TACAAATGACACTTCCGGAGGTGATAGCGGTCTTTCAAGTTTTTCAATAAAAGAAGGGCATATAATATATGGCAATTTTACTGATGTTTCAATAAGTCAAGGTCAAGTTATCTGCTACTTACGAAAACCAAAATAAATGCTTGGTCTTTCTTTTAACGTAATTTCAAGGTCAAAAAAAACCAAAAAGATATTAAAAAAACATCTTTTAGATAATCTTGAGGATTTATGGAATACTACGGAAGATAAATGGCAATCGTATAATTATGTAATTCCTCTTACTTGGGATTCTATTAACGAGGTATGGGACAGATATGATGAAAGGTTGCCGGAAACTTGGGAGGTGCTAAATAAAAATTGGAATGCAGAAAGTGAATTATGGGATGAAATATAAATTTGTTAAATTTGTAAAAAATTAATTATGGGTACTACACTATCGGGATTAAAAATAAAAGATACTTATCAAGGTCTTATCAAATTAACTGATAATGCCGCCGCATCGGGTTCAACAAAAGAACTGACTGATGGTGTTGGTAATGACTTAAATATACAAGTTGACACCACCGGAAGATTGGAGGCAACATCATTTGTCAAAACAAGTGGAACATCAAGTCAAATCCTTTTGGCGGATGGTGCGGTTGCTACAACACTATCGACTGGTTTTTTAGCTGACGATTCAGTTACATTTGCAAAACTCTCTGTAAGATATACGGAGGATGTAAGCATTACAACATTAACAGGAACAGTTTCTTTCAATTGTGCGTTAGGTTCAGTTTTTAAATTAAGCGGAGATTTAACAGGTGCATATACTATTAGCCTAACAGGCTACAAAAAAGGTCAAATTATAACAATTTATCCCTTAAAGGGTAGTCAAACTTTGAATCTTGCAGGTGCAGGAAGTTCCACAAATACATTCAATAAATTAGGAGGTGTGAACTATGATGATGATGGTTCAGCATCAAACATATTACAAATAGAGTGTGTTGATGATAGCGCAACCGACCCCGTATTCTTTTATTCATTAGCAACATTTGCCGCTGATGCAAGTGATATTTAAAAATTAGTCTATGCTTAACAGAAGATTAGTATCTCTAGGTGTTTCCCCAACCCCGTCAATAATAGAAATGGAATATCTTTCTATTGCAGGAGGCGGAGCCGGTGGTTCTTGGGGTGGTGGTGGCGGAGCCGGTGGTTACTTAACTAACTTAGGAGGCACTAAGTCAGTATTAACCTCGGGTGCAACTTATACCGTTACTATTGGCGCGGGAGGTGTCAAACAAACTGCAACAGGAACAAGAACCGTAGCAAATCCGGGTGTAAATTCGTCTATATCAGGGACAGGGGTTTCAGTTACTTCTACCGGCGGAGGTGGCGGGGGAACAATGGTATATACATCATCTACCGCAGAACACGCAGGTCAAACAGGTGGTTCCGGTGGTGGTGCAACTGCTAACCGAAGCGCATCAGTTGGTGGTTCTGGAACATCAGGACAAGGGAATGATGGTGGAGATAGTCCGGCACAAGACCCAAACTTCCCCGGCGGTGGCGGAGGTGGCGGAGCCGGTGCAGTAGGTGGAGATGGTCAAAGTGCATCAGGTAGTCCCACTTATGCCGCCGGAAATGGTGGTAACGGTTTAGCCAGTTCAATCGCAGGTTCTTCGGTAACGAGAGCCGGTGGTGGTGGTGGGTTTACTTATGGAATTAATGTTGTAAGTGTAGCAACAGGAGGAACAGGCGGTGGAGGTGCCGGTGGTAGATTTGTATCACAAAGTAATGGTTTTAATCCCGCTCCATCCAATGGCGGAGATGGAACCACAAATAAAGGTTCCGGTGGAGGTTCCGCATCTGCAAATACATATCAATCAGGTTCAAACTACTATGGGGGGGAGCCCGGAAGTGGAGGTTCAGGTGTTGTAATATTAAGAATATTAACATCACAATATACAGGAACAACAACAGGAAGCCCAACCGTATCAGATGATGGAGCTTATAAAATTTTAGAATTTACGGGTTCAGGTTCTTATACTGCATAAAAATATGGCACATTTTGCACAATTAGATTCAAATAATATAGTATTAACGGTTTTAGTAGTTAATAACGAGGTATTATTGAAAAAAGATAACACAGAAAGTGAACTAAAAGGTATCCAATTTTTGAATAGGTTACTTGGCACTTCTAATTGGAAACAAACCTCATACAACGGTAATATCAGAAAAAACTTTGCCGGAGTTGGTTATACTTATGATTCGGGTAGGGATGCTTTTATACCCCCCCAACCTTTTAACAGTTGGAGTATAAATGAAGATACTTGCTTGTGGGAAGCACCCGTTGAATACCCGAATACCTTAAATGAAGAAGGAATCCCAGATAGATATTATTGGAGTGAAGAAAACCAAGAATGGAACTTGATTGATTAATGTAAGATTTTAATATTATTCGAAAAATTAAAAAGTATTATATTTGTAAAAAATAAAGAATTATGGCATCTACTGTTTATAACGGAACAAATTTATTATTAAAATTTATCGCTGATGGCGGTACTTTGGCAACCATTGGTCATTCAACAAGTGCATCTCTTTCGTTGTCTATGGATGCCCCGGAAGCTACAAGCAAAGATTCAGGCGGTTATCAAGAAGTAATCCCCGGACTTAGGAGCGGGGAAATTAGCTTTGAAGGTCTTGTTGATTATACTGACACCCAAAACGTACCGGCAATGGCTACGCTTATGGACAACCGTACAAAAATTGATTGGTCTTTTGGAACTACCACAACTGGTGATACTGTTTTTTCAGGTGAAGGATTTATCACTTCAATTGAAACAAGCGGCGAAATGGAAAGTGCGGTTACCTATTCAGGAACTATCGTGACTACCGGATCAATTACAACTGCGGTCAACTCGTAATTTTAATACATAATGGGGAACAAAAGGAGGGGTTACCACGACCTTAAAATTGGTGGTAAGAATAGGACTATGCACTTTTCAATGAACTTTTGGAGTGCATTCACCGATGAATTAAACATTTCACTTGACCAATTGGGGAAAATTTTTGAGGGTGGAATATCATTGAGTGTAATTCGTGAAATCATTTATTGTGGCTTATTGGCAAACGACCAAGAACAAGGCAACGAAATTGACTATAATAAATTTAAAGTCGGTGCGTGGTTGGAAGATGTTGATGCTAATAAACTTGAAAAGATTGTCACGGCAATGACCGAATCACGAATACTTGGTAATGATTTAAATATGGGAATCCAAAGGAATCCCACCGAGGAAAAAAAAACACAAGCGAACCCGAGCAAGTAACTTGGGATTCATTAGCTGACTATTTTATTGGGCAATGCGGTATTCCCCCGGGTGATTTTTGGATTAACACTTGGAAGGAAAATCAACTATTGGGTGAAAGCCATATCATCAAACAAAACCTTGAGTGGGAACGTTTGCGATATTTGGCAACTCTCATCCACAACGTAAATTGCACCAAGAAAAGTCAAACCGTTAAACCCCCGGATTTATTCCCTTTGCCACAAGATGTTTATCTAAAAAGGAACGCCCCAAGGTCAACCCCACAGAAATTAAAAGAATTTGAAGATTTACTTGAATCAATGAAAGACATTAAAAGGGAGGTTGTTTTTTAAATTGTTAAATTTGCATTATGGCAAACATTTTAGAAGTAATAATAAATGGGGATGCAAAAGGATTAAATAAATCACTTTCATCCGCATCATCGAAACTTAAAGCATTTGGGAGGCAAACCACCGACATTGGGACTCGACTTTCAACAAGGTTAACTTTACCTATCGGTCTTGCCGGTGCGGCTATGATTAAACTCGCATCTGACACCGATGAATCATTGAACAAAGTTGATGTTGCTTTCAAAGGTTCCTCACAAGAGGTCAGAGATTTTGCAAAAACTACTCTGCAAAGTTTTGGTATTGCAAGAGGTCAAGCATTGGATATGGCGGCACTTTTTGGAGATATGTCCACATCAATGGGATTGTCAACTGCCGAGGCGGCTAAAATGTCTATTTCTTTGACCGGACTTGCCGGTGATTTAGCATCTTTTAAAAACATAAACATTGAAGAAGTCACTACGGCATTGGCAGGGGTTTTTACCGGTGAAACTGAATCCTTGAAAAGACTTGGGATAGTTATGACTGAGGTGAATTTGCAACAATTTGCTTTGCAAAAAGGAATGACAAAGAGCATCAAGAAGATGACTCAAGCCGAAAAGGTTGCTTTGCGTTATGAATTTATAATGTCAAAAACGGCAAACTCTCAAGGTGATTTTACGAGGACTTCCGGTGGTGCGGCAAACCAAATGAGGATGTTTAGTCAAGGATTAAAAGAACTTGGCAGCCAATTTGGAGAGTTAATTTTGCCATTTTTTACAAAATTAGTAGTCAGAGCAAACAATTTTATAAAGTCATTGAAAAACCTTAATCCTGAGATTGTTAAAATGGGATTTGTTTTTGCCGGTCTTGCCGCCGCTTTGCCGCCTTTATTAATTGTAATTGGTTCTTTTGTAACGGTTATCGGTGCAATAGTTTCCCCGGTTGGGTTAGTGGTTGCGGCACTTGGTTTATTGGTTTTAAAATTTAATGAAATTTCAAATGTAATAAATGACTTTTCAGTTACCTTGAAGGCTGCTTTTCAGTTGGTAATTAGCAAATCAATTGAGAAAGTAAAATTATTAATTAACAATTTAGGTCGATTAGGTGCCATAATAAAGGAACTTATTACCAAAAGATTTTCATCTGATTTAGACAGTATAAATGAAAAGTATGATGAACAAGCCGATAAAATTAGAGAAAACGCAAAGGAACAACAAGATTTAATTAAAAAATTCGCAGAACTTAGAAAAGAAACGAATGATTTGCCACCAACAATTGATGTTCTTTTAGGTAAATTAGAGCAATTAACAAAAAAGTTTTTTAAAACTAAAGGGGCGGCAGAGGAAGCTAAAAAATCATTTGAGGGTTTTGGGAATGGATTAAGTTTCATATTTGATGTTGGGTCAGATTCATTAGATACAAGTACAACTTGGTCATCGTTAAATGAAGGAATAGATTCTTCAATTAAAAAGTTTGAGGAAATAGACAAAAAAAGAAAGGAATTTATTAATGGTATAAACCAAACGGCATCTGATATAATAAATAGTGGATTTGCCGATATTTTAGTTAGTATGGGGGAATCCATTGGTCAATCATTATCAGGGATAACAGATTCCGGAAAAAACTTTGCACAAAGTTTATTATCCACAATTGGGTCAATGGCTACTCAATTGGGTAAAATGGCAATTGGAATAGGTATTGCAATAAAAGGTATTAAAACTTCTTTAAAATCACTTAATCCCGTGGTTGCTATTGCCGCCGGAGTTGCGTTAGTAGCGTTGGGTTCTTTTGCCTCGAATAGAGCAAGTAAAATTGGCTCAGGAAGTGCCACGGCATTCGCAAACGGCGGAATTGTATCATCGCCAACACTTGGACTGATGGGTGAATATCCCGGCGCAAGGTCGAATCCGGAGGTGATTGCCCCACTTGATAAATTAAAATCAATGATTGGCGGAGGTCAAGCAAACGTAAATATTACTGGAGGCTTTAGGCTAGAAGGTCAAGATTTGATTTTAGCTTTAGAGAGGGCTAATAGAAATAATAAAAGATTTGCTTGATGGCATACGGTGAAAAATTTTCATTGCAGTTTTCCGATGTATATAATAATCCACGAAAACTTTCAATCTTACAAAAAAACTATTCAGGTCAGGTTTTCCCATTGATTGGAACAAACGACCCGGTCATATTAAAATGGCACAATAAAGATGACATTTATAATCCAATCATTGGTTCAACTTGCGAAATTAATCTTTTTGTGACCGAATCAACCGGAGGTAAAAGTTGGGATGAACTTGATGAAAATTGGAATCTAAGCGAAGTCCAATGGAATGAAACAACGGGAACATCCGGCACTAATTATGATGATTGGTATGATGCGGATGAACGTGAATATAAGGTTCAAATATCAACCGGTGATGTAAGTGGTTCACCTCTTTGGGATGCCACGGAAGATCAATGGCAGACATCCGGTGTTGATTGGGATGATCCGGGTGGACAAGGATTTGAATTTTATTGGGAAGGGTTTATTGTTGTTGATAATTATCAAGAAGCATTCACAACGACACCATATCCAATTAAACTTGTAGCATCTGATGGTCTTGGAACTTTAGATGGATTTGATGCCCCTTATTCAAATGTCGCTTTAACAAGTGGCGGTGCCATAGACAACACCGATGGAAGTCAATCAAACTTTGATGGTTTATTTCATTACCTAATTGAAATTTTAAAACTGACTAATCTTGAATTCGATGTTTATATTTCAAATTATGTCAGAGGCTCAAGCGTTGAGGTAAATAAAACTTTATTCCACGATATTCAAGCATTTGAGTTTGGTGTTTTAAAAAATAATTTCAAAAGATTAAACGCAAAAGAGTTATTATTTAAAATCCTTCAAATGACCAATTCAAGGATATTTCAAAGCCAAGGGAGGTGGTATGTAGTGTCAAATTCTAATTTAATAGATGAAAGAATAATTGAATCACAAGAAACAACCGTTTCAACTCCAATTGTTCAAAACATATTTATAACAACTACTGAAAATGTTGCGGCTACAATTGTATTAAATGGATTTGATGCCGATGGGTTATCTCTGACTTTTGCAATCACAGATGATGTTGATAATGGAACTACAAGTTTAACTGGAAACACGGTTACATATACACCAACAACTGATTATTTTGGTAGAGATGATTTTTATTTTACCGCAAGTAATGGCACGAATACATCGACCGCTGCTTTTGTCAGTATTATAGTTACGGAAGCGGCGCAAACACAACCAATCGGTTCGTCAATATTTGTGCCACCATTTAATCTTTACGCATTTAGTAATGGATTAGGTAATATATTTTATGGCACAACAACTCAACAAGCATTATCAAGGGCAAAAAGTAGTTTGCAAAGCAATTTATTTGCATTTACGGAAATTGATTATATAAGAACAACAATAGGTGTTAATGAAGCAACATCACTTGGTATATTGAGGTCATTCAATATTTCTATTGGTGCCGGTCAATTGGATTCATCAGATAATAAAACTTGGAGGTTGTTTGGATTGGGTACAAAATCAGTATTCTATTCATCAATCTTATATGATCCATCAAATAATACCGTTGATCCAACGCCTCAATTTGCAACTAAATTGCCAAGGACACCGGATTCAAGTAATTTTGTTTATTCATTTAAAAATGGTTATTATGCTTCTTATGTTTTGCCATTTATTGGAAATGCAAGAAGGTATGACACGGTCAAAACAAATTACAGTCAAAATATAAATGGACAACCCGCATTGCCAACATTTACTGATATAAGTGATTTTCCAAATGATTTAACTGACTTAGGACTAACAAGTACATTAGATGAGTATATTGTGGTTGTAAGAATACAAGATGACTTTATTACCGAAAGGTATCAATTCGCAAATGAATAATGGGAACGATTAGAAACGCACAATTAGATTTATTAACAAATACCGGTCAGGAATTTATTCAATTTAAACGGTATGACAAGGATGGTGTTTATAAAGAAACATTATCTGAAAATGTCCTTCTTACCGCCCCGGATGTTATAATACCAGTTCATAATGATATGACTGTTGAGTATCTAAAACCAATTAAAAGGGTTACAACAAACACAAAAACCCCTAAAAGGAATATTGTAAACAATGATCCTATGTTTAATTATAATGGATATAGATTCAATGTAGAAACTTCAGCCGTTAAAACTAATCAACAAATCATTACTCTTGGCGGAAAGGCACGGTCAATAACGGGTGATAGGTTTCTTTTTAACACACAAAAAGATACAATTACATCAGAACCAACATCAACTGAACTCAATGCCCTATCAAAGTCTTGGTCAACAGAAGAAGATCATTGTCTTGTTATTAACACAAATGAAGTTGAGGTTGGGTTTAGTTATTACGTTGAAAACACAAACACATCACATAATTATTTTATTGCCGTTCAAGTAACTAATGTGCAAAATGAAGCCGGTAAAGTGGCGGGTTTTAGACAATGGAATTTTCAAGATAACGTTTGGCATTTTACGCCAACATCACTTGGTGGCTTTCAGACTGATGCAAAATACTTTTTACTTGTTAGAAACAACGTTTATGATAAATGGCAGAATTGGAGTATGAAATTTCCGCCATTATTACATCCAACAAACAA